ACTTGCAGGCCTTAGGCAACTTTGTTAGCTTAAATTATGAATATATCAATTTGAGCTAGCTTAGCATTTCTTTGGGGGTCTAACAGTTAAAACTGTCCCGCATATGCGGCACGAACCAATGGCTCGTGAGACCCCTCCCTACAACGTAACCTCCTTTACGCCTGCTACGGTAATGAACACCGTCGTTCACTGTAACCACCTCGCCTATTTTAAGGGCGAGTGCTCGTCGAAGACGAGCTTCAGTTTTTGAGTGGTTCCAAGGTTTGACGTCCTTCTTGCGACTCTGCTTTAATGCAGATGCAAGCCGGATGCCATGATCCTGGTGTCGTCTTTCGGTATACTGAAAACGACAATACGCGAACGAATATGTTCCCTGGTTAGACCGATAAATTGGACTTTCCGGGAAACTGTAGCAACGACGGAATCTTAAAAGATCGTGAGAAATTTTAAGACCGCTGTCGTCTGGGTAAAATGACGGAACAACTTTAATTAAAAGGTTGTATTTGTCAAACAAGGAAAACAAGTACCGAAAAACCTCTTTGTCATACAAATATTTTAACTCCCCGAAGTACAAAACGTACTTCTGGATAAGAGAGTTAAATATGATGTATAACCAAGGCTCTAAGGCACTCATCCTCTCTGAGGATGGCCCTTTCAGGTGAAAGGGCCTGGTGCTGTAACCTGAGAGGTAATCACCCCCACAGGATTCTCTGAAGCGCTCGTGGCCATAATACGACTTATCGTCGTTAATTATGAAGCCCACGTTTGTCATTGCCGCGATGAAAGTCGAAGCAATGGACACTGGGATAATACAATCATCCCCGAAAACGCTAACCACCTTTAAATCTTCCCATTCCGGGAAGAGGGTGTTAGTGTTTTCTTGTGTCAAAACGCAAGCATGAGCCATACTCCAAAAGACGAGAGTCTCAAGCGGAAAAGTAACCGCATTACCCATAGTAGAAATCATATTAAGCTTAACCTCATCACCTTGAATCAAGGTAGTTGGGCATCGCAAAATATCTACTACATCGAACCATTTAGGAGGTAATAACCACCGTAACAAATCGATCGAAACACAATCGCTAGCACTGGACCAGTCTATCGTTGCCTCACGGCAGGAGATAGACGCAATCCGCGCTAAACATTTATGTGTCTCAGGGAGAGTCTCGACATCGAGTCCAACAGACTTTAAACGCTTATACATCATATGCATAACACCTTGTTGCAAAAACATATTGCAAGTTGGTTCTACACATATGAAGCGCCGTATCGTCTCGTTTTTCTCTACAGTTGTAGCCCGATTACCCTTTACGACATTGATAGCATCCTGATTTGGATGAGCAGTATTGAACTTCAATGCTGCATCTCTATACTGGAAATCCCAGTCGAGATATCGTTGGAATAAAG